AAGAGCAAAATTAGAAAATATCCTATATTTTATTTGGTCAATATTAGAATATTTTCTATATTTGCATCCGAAAGTTAAATATAACCGAGGCCAAAGATACAAAAAAATGACCGATAAAGAGAATTTTTAAACTAAAAAAATAAAGTTATGGAAAAAACGAGAAGACAGATTGAGGTAACTACTGAGGTTCGTGCGAAAATCAAAGTAGTGTTCAAGTGTACAGAAATGACCGTCTGGAGGGCATTGAATTTTGTTCGTGACACTCCAATATGTAAGCGTATCAGACAGTATGCCTTACAGAATGGTGGTAAGGTTGTGACAACAGTGCCAGAGACAGAAACTATACATGACGCTGATGGAATGATGAAACAGTATTTTCCTAACGGTGCTTTACTGGAAGTTAACAAGAACACAGGTTTACTTAGAGTGTTTGACCCAGAAGGTGTGAAACGTAGAGAGGTGCCAGATTGCACCATACAACAGCTATATGTAGAACAGACATTTGCAGAACGTTTGTAAGGAGGGCTGAACTATGCACAGAAGAGTAGTAATGGAATATGGTTTGGCTACAGCATTAGCCAATAAAATGCAATGTTCATTAGAAATGGTGAGCAGAGCGCTGAACTATAAGAAGAATTCGAGTTTAGCTCGCAAGATTCGCAACGTGGCTATCAATGAGTATGGTGGCAAAGTGTTTAATATAGAATAAGTAAATGGAGTATTACAATAATCAACTGTGTGTGAGCTTTGACGAATTGTCACCGAGGGTTATCAATGCCAGTACGTTGAAATCCAATGTCAACCGTCACAATATCATTTGTGCGAGACGAGCCTGCTATGGCAAGACAGCTCTATACGTGCTTGATTCCCTACCCAAGGCTTACAAGGAAAAGTTCAACGCCTTGTATGGTAATGCTGCTCAGGTGCTTGAAGATCTGAAGATGAAGGACACCCTTGTTATGGATGATGAAGCGAGACACTTTTATGAGCAGTTTGAATATGATTTGAACGGTGTTCAAACTCATTTGAGCCAGAAGCTGATAGATGAATACACGCTGAACGCATCGGTGCTGAACATGCTGATAGACAAGCAGAACGATATGATAGCCAACAGCCACGCACTTGGAGCAGGAAGACGGAGTGATCTTTGGGACATAACCTACAAGAAAAGTGAAAAGCTAAGAGAAATGGTGGGACACACACTTCCAAAGAACCTATCAAGATTGAAGACGAAGATGAATGACTACAAGAAAAACGGCTACGGAGTGATGATAAACGGGCGCATCGGCAACCGCAACACCATAAAGATTACACCTGAGGCTGCACGAATGCTGATAGCCATGAAAAGGCAGAAGAAACCCGTGCTTAACAACAGCCAGATATTTGCAGAATACAATCTGCAGGCAGAGGCAAGAGGATTGAAACCACTGAAAAGTGAAAAGAGCCTTGTGCAATGGCTGAACAGTCCTGGAATAATTCAGTTGTGGTATGACGCTGTACACGGAGAACTGAAAGCACATACCAAATTTGACAGAAGACACATGACAGCAATGCCAACAATGCGAGACAGCCTCTGGTATGGTGACGGTACGAAGCTTAACCTCTACTATCGTGACGAAGACGGTAAGGTGCGTACAACATCAGTATATGAAGTGATAGATGCCTACTCTGAGTGTTTCCTTGGTTTCTGCATCAGTGATACGGAGGATTACGAAGCTCAGTATAATGCTTATCGAATGGCAATACAGGTGGCTAAGCACAAGCCATACGAAATTGTATATGATAACCAAGGTGGACACAAGAGAAAAGGGAGTCAAGACTACTTTGACAACATATGCCATATACACAGAACAACGACACCATACAACGGACGAAGCAAGACCATTGAAAGCGTGTTTGGCAGATTTCAACATGAGGTGCTGCACAAGGACTGGAGGTTTACAGGGCAGAACATCACCGCCAAGAAAGCAGACAGCAAGCCTAATTTGGAATTCATTGAGGCAAACAAAAACAAGCTATACACGCTTGAAGAACTGAAAGCAGCCTATGTGAAAGCACGTCAGGAATGGAACGAGCTGGCACACCCTGCAACAGGAATAAGCAGGATAGAAATGTATAACGCATCGGTAAACGAAGAAACACCAGAGGTAACTGCAAGCGACATGGTGAACATGTTCTGGGTGATGGCAAGCCGACCAAGCACATTCACGGCAAGCGGTATAGAGGTTACGATAAACAAGCAGAAGCATGTGTATGATGTGTATGGTGAAGATGGTAAACCTGATCTTGAATGGCGAATGGAGCATACATATCAGAAGTTCTACGTGAAATACGACCCATACGACACCTTCAGTGTACGCCTCTACTGGAAGGACAAGGCAGGAGAACTGAGGTTTGAAAGAGTGGCTGAACCTTACATGATGGTACAGCGAAACCTGCAGGAACAGAAGGAAGGTGATGCAAAGTTCATCAGAGAGATGCAGAAGGCGACTGACGAAGCTCGTGTAAAGAAACAGGTAATTGCAAGACGCATAGAACAGATGGAAGGCAAATCGCCTGAACAACTGGGATTGAATAGTCCGAAATTGAAGGGAGTGAGTGCAGCGGTGAACAGAGAGATAGAACGCAAGACCAACCTGTTTAACCGAGAGCCTTACGAACTGAGTGTAGGAAAAGCGACAAAGCAGGAAAGCTACATTGATTGGATGGAACTGGAGGAACCTGTTAGAGTGAACGCCAAAAAGATGGCTGGAAAGCTGTAGAACTTTGAACATGGAAGGAGGACGAACCGATTTTTATTAATCTTTAAACGAATAAGAAAAATGGAAGAAATTGAAAAGAAACAGATTGTGGAGGATGTGAAACGCTATGTGGCTCACTATCCAAGTCAGAACAAGGCTGCAGCCAGTTTGAGCGGAATAAGTGCAGGTACACTGAGCAGCATCCTTAACGGCAACTGGGCTAACATTAGCGATGCCATGTGGAAGAAACTTGCAGACCAGGTTAAACAGAATACCGTGGAGGCTACAGGATGGAACATTGTAGAGACAACAGCCTATCAGGAAATCACCTATGCCATGAACGATGCTCAGGATAGCAAGAACGTGACATGGATAGTAGGCGAAGCAGGCAGCGGTAAGACCACAACAGCCAAACTTTATACCGATACTCACAAGGAGGTGTTCTACATACTGTGTAGCGAGGATATGTACAAAGGTGAGTTTGTGCGCACCATAGCAAAAAAGATAGGTATTCGTGGTGAAGGTTGCACTGTGAGAGAACTATGGATGGAGATCCTTGACAACCTTGTGCAGATGGATTCACCTCTACTTGTGTTTGATGAAGCCGATAAGCTGACAGAAAGAGTGTTCCACTACTTCATCAGCCTATACAACAATCTGGAAGACAAATGCGGTGTAATCTTCCTGAGTACAGACTACATTAAGAGAAGAATACGGAATGGTTTGCGCTATGAGAAACCAGGATACAAGGAATTCTACAGTAGAATAGGTAGAAAGTTCTATGAGATAGAGCCTACATCGCCTCAGGATGTGTATTCGATATGTGCCAACAACGGTATCACCGACCGCAAGGAGATAGACAGAATAATAAAGGAAAGCGAAAGTTGCGAATATGATTTGAGGAGAGTGAAGAAATCGGTACACCGTGCCAAGAGAATAAAGGAATAAGAGCGAAAAGACATGAAAAGAGCACTCACAGTTAATGAGGTGTTGAAAGAGAAGAAAACAACCTTCGACTTTGAAGGAGCATGGAAAGAAGCCTTTGGTGAACCAGAACGCACAGGCGTGTGGTTCATCTGGGGCAACTCAGGAAACGGAAAGTCATCATTCACCATGCAACTATGCAAGGAACTGAGCAGATTTGACAGAGTTGCTTACGATAGCCTTGAAGAGGGCGACTCGCTGACAATGAAACAGAGCCTTGTGAGGCACAAGATGAATGAATGTGGCAGAAGGTTCAGTCTGCTGAATGCAGAACCTATTGAAGAACTGAGGCAAAGATTGCAGAAAAGGAAAAGCTTCAATATCGTGGTGATAGATTCTTTTCAATATACTCAGATGAGTTATAAGGACTATATCCAACTGAAAGAACAGAACAAGAACAAGCTATTGATTTTCATCAGCCATGCCAAAGGCAGAGCACCACGAGGAAGTGCTGCAGAAAGTGTGATGTATGATGCAACGCTGAAGATATGGGTTGAGGGATTCAAGGCTTTCAGTAAAGGAAGGTTCTTTGGAAAAACAGGTGAATACACCATCTGGCAGGAAGGAGCCAACCGATACTGGGGCGAAAAATAAAGGTTATGAAAGAAGATATAAAGAATCATGAAGGAGCGGAGACATACTACCTGTTGGTTCCAGGACACTTGGCAGCAGACTTGATGCAATGGTGGTATGAACACGATTTTGAATGTGACCTACTTGTAAGAAGGAGTAAGAAGAATCCTGGTCAAGTTGTGATGATAACAAAATGCACAATGTTTGCCAATACATTCTACACCACTTACAAAGAAGATGTGAAAGTAACAACTAAAAAGTAAAGCCTATGTCAGTATTAAAACAAATGATGGACATACAATCTCCAAGTAGGAACAATCCTATAGAGGTTATTGTGGGTGAGAAACAGCCTTGCAGATGCTGTTCGGGCAACGGATTCTTTTGGGGACGTGATGAGTTTGGTGACGGAATCAAAAAAACATGCCCGTTGTGCAAGGGAACGAAGTATGTACAACCAGAAATAGCAATTACATGGAAGCCAGTAAACAACAAGTAACCAATTTTGCCAGATTCTACACTCTGCTAAAGCAGATGCCTGGGCGAATAGATAGTGAAGAACTGAAAGCTATTTTAGTTAGAAATGTTACTAATGGTAGAACTGAAAGTTTGAAAGAAATGACCTATCAGGAGTATGGTCGTTGTTGCAGAGTCATGGAGGAAGTGATTGGTATGAAGCCCCAATTTGAATCAGAAATGAACCAGCTAAGGCATCAGAGGTCGATAGTGTTGAGGTTGATGCAGAAGATAGGTGTTGACACAACAGACTGGATAGCCATCAATTCCTACTGTTTGAGCAAGAAGATAGCTGGCAAGGAGTTCAGAGATTTGAACTGTGATGAACTTGCAGAACTGTCTATCAAACTAAGGATGATATTGAAGAAGGCGAAAACCAATAATCAATTTTAATTATAAACAATTATGAACAAAGAAGAAATCTTAAAGAATCTGTCTGAAGAAGATGCAGACGATTTGTTGAAAGCCTTGCAAGAGAAGCAGAAGCAAGCAAAAGTGAACAAGCGTGAAGCCTACGAAACATTGCGTAAGGACTTTATGAAGGATGTGAAAACATCTTTGATAGCAATACGTGATGAGGTGGTGCAGTTCAAGGAGTCTATGGACAAGAACAGCGATGCTTTCCGTGAAGTGATGGCAGAATATGGTCAGTTGCGTCACGATGACCAGCAAGGATTCACAATTGTTGAGGGTGATTTCAAACTCTCTGTGAAGTTCAACAAGGTGAAGCAGTTTGATGAGCGTGCAGATATGGCAGCACAGAAACTGATAGACTATCTGAGCGCTTACATTGAGAAAAGCGACAAGGGTGTTGAAGACCCTATCTATCAGCTGGCAATGAGTTTGCTGGAACGTAACCGCCAAGGTAAACTTGATTACAAGAGTATCTCTAAACTGTACGAACTGGAGGATAAGTTTGATGAGGAGTACAAGAACATAATGGACTTGTTCAGAGAAAGCAACGTTGTTCAGAGTACTGTAACCAACTATTACTTCTGGCAAATGGATGAGAAACATGTTTGGCACAAGATTGAGCCAAGTTTCTGTAGAATTTAACGCTACAGCGTGGAAGGAGGAATGATTCATATTTAACCCTGCACCCCTTCGGGGGTGCTTTTAAAAAGAATAACATGAAACAATTTGTAGAACGTATTACAGCTATTGGCTATAATACAAAGAATCAAAAAGGATCGGAACTATACAGCTGGTGCAAAGATAAATATAGCTACGTGCTATTGAATGAATCTCTTGATGAACAGGAAATGATAAACGACATCAGAGCTAAGATAAAGGAACTGAATGAAAAGTTCCCAAGGCTGAAACAGGACATAGAGTTGTTTGCTCAAAAAGGTTATGGTAGCAATTATATTAATGTTTGTTGGCTAGATAAAAGCATGTCTGTGGCTTTTGTGATTTGCTTGCAGCCAGTGAAAGCAGTAATGGTTGGTGGATGTTTGACTAAGGAGGATGAGAAATGAATGAAGTAACAACGGAAAGTATAATTAAGGATATGCAGGACGTATCAAAAACAAGAAACTATCAAAATAACAAGATTATGAAGATTGAAGAATTAAAGAAACAATTCCAGCCTCGTCAGTTGGGTAGTCATATAGAATTTGAAAAAGTGATGAGTGAGATTAATCATGAACAGTCGAGGATGTTGCATCCGTATATTGATAGGGAGATTGAACTCATTAAAAAACAGAGCCACTTGCAAGAACAAATAAGTGAGTTGAAAATTGAGATTGAGGTAGTCAAACGGAACAGACTTGATATGGAGAGCTCAAAGAAAGAGATAAACAGAGCATGCTTCGAGTTGAAACACGCTTACCTTGTTTTGAATCCAAAGGAGATATTTATGTAGGATATGGCATGGATTAAAGGATGCAGGTAATTCTGCATCCTTTTTTTGGTCAAATTCTTGAAATTGTTTTATGATTTTTTCTATTTTTGCATCATGACGAAAGGACGAAGCCGAGAACTATTAAAAGAACGAGACCAGAAGATTTTCGAACGGTATTACTACTGGACGGAAGAAAAGCGCAGACGATTTGACGATGTGCTAAATATTTTATCTACTGAAGAATTCTTTTTGAGTGAAGCAAGAATCTTAAAAATCCTACGTATGAAGATCGACGAAGGCGCAACATGTAACGGAAAGGGTCTTACAAGACCCATGTTTGGCGGTTTTCGGAATATGTTAAAGAAAAGGGCTGGGTAACACCAGTCCTTTTTGCTTTCTATAGTGGAGATAACCTAATAGTGGTTATCTTCTTTTTTTCTGGCAGTGAAACAATGTCACTAACGGTGGTGGAGTAATACGACTCATAGACCTTGATGCCATGATTGCCCGTAAAGAAACGGCTACGTGTACGAATGAGTACACCATCATCATTGTTGTTGATGGCTATGCGGTGTCCTTGTATGAGCTTGTGAAGGTCGTGAACCATCTGCATACGCTCGTTTACCTTCTCGATAGTGCCTGATGTGTAGTGAGTATCGTCATAGCAGTCTATAAGCAGACGGACACGGATAGTTGTATCACCTTTCTGGTTAAGCCCCTCGATGTTAGACCATGACGTTTCCTGTTCCTCGATCAATACAGCAGGAAAAACCAATGGGTACATCCATTCACCATTTTCATCAAGGTTTTCCAACTGACCATAATCTTCATCAACCAGTCTGATTTCTGGCATGTTTTGACCTATTAGCTGTATGAGGTCGGCAAGTACGTTTTCCATTACTTTATGAGTTTAGATAATTCTTTTTCAATTGTTGTTTCTATTTTCTTATTGAGTTCGAGAGAGTCACCCATGAACTGACGCTTTGGAATGTTGGCATGGATGGTGATGTTCTTTTTCTTTGTAAGAGCCAATCCCTTCCATTTCTGAGCTTCAGCAGGAATGTCCTTGGCTAGTGGTTTGTTGCCAGCCAATGAATAAGCCATAGCCCATGCAAACTTACGCATTTGTGGTGTTACTGTTGGATGTGTGGTAATGTTGCCACCCTCGTTATGAATGGAGGCGTAAGGAACGGGGTTGACAATTGATACTTCACCTACACCAGGATGTGACTCTATGGAACTCATGAGATGGTTACGACTTGATGTAAGTGGTCCCCATCGGGAGTTTGCACCTGGCAGATTGCTCATTTGTCGTTTCGTCTTCTGCCATGGACGTACACCACCATTCACAAATCCACTCTTGCGGAAATTGTCCTTGAAGTGGTTCGTGGCAATGACACCTACCTTGCGAGGTAATTGGTCTAAAACCAACTTTTTTACGTCCTCTGTAAGGCGATTTATGTTAATATTTAAGTTTTTTGCATCCATTTGTGCAGATTTTCGGGAAAATTGACTTAACTTATTGATTTACTTAGTATTTTTGCAAAAGAGTTGTAGACACCGATATATTCGTGGAACAATTCGGCTCTGTGTGAGAAGGAGTGGTTCGACCCCACCGCAACTCTTTTTATTTTATTTTTTTATATCCATTTCTGAATTCCATTCTGTCTTTTACTTTTGATGAACTTATGTGATTATTAGCTATAATTTTATCTTTTCTAACTTTAATCCTATCATTAGGATTTATGACAAATTTATTTATATAATCTGTAAAAATTAGGGCTTTACCTTCTGTGTAAATATCCATAAAAGGCATTTTCTCAGGCAATTCTATAAAATCATCAAATGAAACCTCTTTATCTCTTTCTGCTTTTTGTCCACCTCTATGATGTAATAACCTTTTAGGTGATGTATATATAGCAGCCGAAGAAAGTTCTATTCCATTTTCTTTTATTTTTTGAATTATGTCTTTTGGAAAATTTCCAAGTAATATCGGAGAAGCATCTGTAGGATGTCCATATGTTTTAATATCATCAAAGAGTTTTTTGATGTTAGATTTAGCTTGAATTATTATATTATCCTGATTGGAATATCTTATCACTCCATTTATCTTACTGCACTCATTACAATGCTTCTTTTCATTTCTAAAGAATGATTTTGCTTTGTTCTTGAAACCCTTGTTGAACGGGCACGATGTGCAGCTGTTGGGATAATATGGATGTGTATTCGAGAACATTTCTGCAGTTTTGCCTGGATTGCTTTCAAGACCACGTTGTGGTTTTGTGTACTTCAGTTCTGCAGGACGTACCTCAGGTTCGTCTGTTGCCTCCAAAGAGCACTTGCAGTTCCAACGGTCGCCAGGATGATGATCGTTCCAGAACGGGTCGTCAACAGGCAATGTGAGTTTCATTTGCCAATATACCTTATGTGCGCTGTCAGGTTCTGCAGATGTTGTAGGCATCCAACGGAGGTTGGGAAGAATATCCTTGTTACGTTCAAACTCACGCCAATCGGCTGCTGCATGCGCACGTATGACAGCGGTGTTGTACTCTGTCTTCAGCCATGCCCCTACATGATGACGTGCTATGCTGCTGACATCATTACGCCATTGAGCGAATGGCTTTAGTTTGCCATGACTATCCAACAGTTTCTTTGCCATGTCTTCACCCATCTGATGAGTTTTCATAGCTGCAAACACCTCATTGCTATGACGGAGTGCTGAAAGGAAGTCATCCTCATGAACTGGAACTTTGCCTTGTGACAATCCATCTACAGTAGCCTCGTTGATGATACGGAGAATCTCACGCCACATTGTTGGTTCTATGTTATGACGTGTGTCAAAGCCCTTGTAGATTTTGCGCATGAAGGTACTTAGCACATCGCTGTTAAACTTAATGCTGACAGCATTAGAGAAATGCACATCAGTAGTGCCAGCATGAGTGTGTCCACAATCACAATGGTTGCCGTAATAGAGTGTATCAATTAGAAGTCGGTGTCCGCCCCTGTTGTTATCGGGGCGAGTCCAAAAAAACTTCTCAAATTGTTTTTGAACGATTTTTGAACGGTGTTCAAATTGTCTTTATCCTCTTTCTTCTGTGAGCCGTTGAGGGCTTCACGCAAAGCCTGTTTCTGTTCTTCCTTCTGTTGCTTGATGTAATCATAATCCTTTGGCTTGGTAACATGGAAGGTTTCATAGAGATAATCATCATCCATTGGCAGCCCCATAGCGTTGAGCTTTTCAACAATGGTTATCTGCTTCTCTGTATCGACCTTACCCTGTTCTGCATAAACAAATTTACCACCAGCAACATTGTAGCCTAAGTTTTCAAAGATAGGCAGCATCTGATAGTTTAGAACGTCAATGATGTATTCACGATCGTCAGCATTGAGGTCATTCTCTTCATCCTGGTGTACAGTGCCTAAAGCTTGTGTACCCGTGTCTTGTGCCTCAGTTGTGAGGGTGTTACCAAGAACGAGTACCGACATCTTCTTGTCAAAGTACTCGTTGAACTTGGAGTACAACTCTGTAGAACCAGACTTCTGTGAAGACTCAATGATATTCATGTTAGAGCCTTCAGGATGGATATATACGGCGTTGACACCCTGCTTGCGTGCATCCAGCAGGAGTTTCTTTCGTGCCTCTTCATCACCTGCAGGATAAGTGTATTCACGGATAGGCATACCGAAGATGTTGCAAAATTTTGCCCAGTCGCTGATGTTGCCACGCTTGTAGAGCACACCTATCATGAGCACCATGAGCAAACCAAGTTCACGAGGTTCGCCTACCATCATGGTATTTTCGAATGCCTCCATCGGTATGCCTGACAGGTCGCCCTCGTTCTTTAGTATCTGACGGGTGACAGGATTGAAGTTCTTGCGTGGAATGCTGATGTAACGGATGTGGTCATCATCGTCAAGATAGAACTGGAATGCAGAGAATCCCCAGAACTGAGCTTCAACTATTTCCTTACGCAGTTTCTTGAACCAAGGAGAACGCAGCTCGGCTGTTATCTCCTCGTCAATGGTACCGTCAGCCTTGTGGAACTCAATAGGAAAACGAGTGACACCACGCAAACGCTTGTTGATGATACCTTCAAGATGAAGGTCGAGATGATAAGACTCGTAGAGATTATATAACTCGGTGCGATAGCTATACTCTATGTTCTGAGCAGAACGGACTGCATCAACGAATTTCTTGATGTCCAAAAAGAATATCTCTGGCATCTGCATGATAACGTCAGGAACACTATTTCCTCCTGTGTATCCACCAGTCGTAATGTGATTGTGATTACGGCTATAGTCTGTTCGCTTGTTGGCTAATGTCTTCTTTCTTTTCATAATCTTACATTTCAGTTGGTCTAACTTCATCTGATGCTATCTGCCAGGGGCTGTTGCTGGCTGCTTCTTCTGCAGGAAGGCGTGGAACATCGGCTATTGTAATGTCACCCTTCATTACACCCTTGAGCCATTCTATGGCACGGTCATAGCGTGTCTTGCGAATCTCTGACATCTTATAAGGATTATGCTGGCAGAAGATGTGATATACAGCTATATCAATAGCCATCATGAGGATGAGCTGGTTGCGATCAGAACCAGTTGCAGAGAAGATAGCCTCTACATCATAGCTCTTGTTTAGATAGCCTTTCATTTCGGCTATTGCACGGTCTTCGCAGATTTCGATAATCTGCCTATCCTGAGTAGCAGAGTCATTGCGTGTCAACGAATCAAGGATCTCGCGGTGAATCGTTGCGTCATAGTCTTCAAGTTGGATGAAATTAGCCATTGTATTTAAAATTTATAGTTTGAATCAAAATCGGATAAATCATTATATGAAATAGTGTCAACAGGTGTTTCAAGGTTGATGCGCCTGTCCACCTGCACCTTTGCACCCTCACAGGCATCTGGACCATCGGCAGGATATGGCAGATGTGTCTCGAAGAGCGAAAACTGGTCTATCAGGCGCTTCATGTGAGGATTGTCCTGTTCGCTTTCATTGAAAATGAGAAGTCCCAAGCGGTCGAGAGGTTCGAGAGCAGCTTCTATACGTGATGCCTTGTCACCCTTCTTGCTTGCATCACCCTTGATATGAATATCAGTCTTTCGCTTTTTATTCTCTTCACGTATCAGAGGACAGAACACCTGCTCATAGAATGGATCCTGGAGTGTGTTGTTTTCAACAAGATAGAACACAGGAGTTTTTCCACCTACATAATCCTTTATCTGGAAATACCAGTCTATGAACTCAGAGTTTAATGAGTGGTCAAGGAACGCCTTGATGACATAATACACTTGGCCAAGTTTACCCATTAGGATAAGTGACTTTGTAGATGATTCGCTTTTCTTGCGGTTTGAAGTAGAAGGGTCGCCATAGGCAATGAGAAATTTGAATTTAGACAAAGCAGGTACTTTGCCAAATGCAATATTCTTGAACACTGTACCATCAACAACAGGATTATTATAATACTCTCCTTGTACTGTTTTGCTTGATATCTTAGACAGAGTTCTGTCTATCATATCTTCTGTGTTCTTTTGTGGCCATGTGGAATGTCCGTTCTTGTCACGGATGTTGACGATATCCCAATGATTAGCCATGTGACCAGCTCGCTTAACACAACAATCCTTGGCAATGATATTGCCACACCATAATACCAGCGTAGGTTCAGAGATAGAACGTGTTGGATAAAGAGCCTTTTCGAACCAATCCCATTTCTTTTTAAGCGTCTCGATATTTCGGCAATCCTCATCTGTGTCGTAATCATCCATATAGATGACATCAGGACGTATAGCCTCGTTACGGGCACCACGAGGAGCAGAACCTGCACCAAGAGCCACGAACATAGCACCGCTTTTAGTCTTGAACTGATCTTCACGCCACATACCTAGGTTCATCTGGTCGCCATAGAACTGACGCAGACGTGGATTGTGTTCGAAGTTTATTCGATAAGGTGTGAGCAAACGAATAGCAGCTGTGATGGTTGCTGATGCCAACGCAACGAATTTCTTGCGTCCTGTGAGAGTGAGGTACATGAGTACAAACATAGCTACTGTTGACTTTGCCAGTTCACGTGACCATGACAGAACCTCATACCATTCATCATTCTCAATGATACGCTTAATTGCTCGCTTGTGGAAGTCGGCAAACTCATATTTAGCATACTTTGGGAAAAAGTACTTAATCCATTCAATAGGGTCTTTTTCGAGACGTGCTCTTTTCTGCTCAATCTCCAAAGGAGTTAGCCAGTCTTCTATGGGTACGTCAGCCGATAAAGCCTTAAAGTGTTCTTCCCATCTTGCGAGTGCTCTTTTTTCTTCTGCTCTCATTACTTAATGTTTAATCTGTGATTTGATGAATGTGTCGAGAAATGGAGATATAGCCTTGCACATCTCTATATCAGTTGTTCTTAGCCAGTTGGTGAACTTGATAGCTACGTTGACAATGTCGGCTATGCCAACATCCTGTTCAAGTTTCTGTATGGCAGCTGCTAACTTCACCAACGTATCAGATTCTGCTACTGTTGCAAATCGCTTACCTACTTCACGTTCAGCAATGTTATTATTGATTTCCATAATCTGACGCTGAAAGTTGGCTATAATCTTATCAGGAGTGATGGATGCAGACGCCCTGAGTTCCTCCCAGTTGTTCTGCTTAATCCAGCGTGCAATCGTCTGGCGTGTCACGCCAACTTTCTCTGCTATTTCTTCCTGAGTGTAATTACTCAGATAAAGTGTCTTAGCAATATTCTTTTTGTCAATACTTACGTTTGCTTTTTCTGCCATGTTTTTTTGAAATTTTGTGTGATGCAAAGATAAGTAATAGGCTGAAAATAAGAAAATTGCAAAAACATGGTGACTCTCCAGAGAGTCATGATGTCCCTCTAGAGAGTCACCATAAAATCAAAATTTGCGAGGGCAAAAAATAAGTTGGATATTTGCATCAAAAAAATAAAAATTATGTCTCGAAAGCATACATACAAATTCAAGAACTTTGCGACACCTGAAGGTGTTGGCACTATACTTATGTACGGCGAGATTGGTGATGGTGAAAAGTGTGACCCAACCAATGTTGTAAGTGATATAATGTACGGCCAGACCTCTTATAAGGAGTTGTATCTACGTATCAATAGTCCAGGTGGTGATGTGTTCGCAGGTATGGCTATTCGTGCAGCCATGCTTACAAGTCCAGCCGACATTACAGTATTCATTGATGGCTACGCAGCATCAATGGCAGCTATCATAGCATTGTCAGCCAAGAAGGTAATGATATCACCTTATGGAAAGATCATGCTGCACGCTGTAAGCGGAGGAGCAAAAGGCAATGCAGCAGATTTGGAGAGTGCATCGAAGATGATGCGAGACCTTGAAGATGATTTGGCTAAGATAATTGCTAAACGCTGCAAGATGACCGCTGAAGAGGTTAAGGCAAAGTACATGGATGGTACAGACCACTGGCTGTCGGCACAGGAAGCATTGAATATGGGACTTGTTGATGGCATATACGCAATGGATGAAACTCTGACAGAATCAGAGCAGAAGGATATCTACGCATATTTTAATAACCGACTCGAAAGCGAGTCACAAACAGACAATAACATGGCATTATTAGATGATTTGAAGTCAACGCCTATGTTCGCTAATTGTGCGGATGAAAAGGCTGTAGTGGACAAGGCTAAGAACTTGTCGGAGAATGCAACAAAAATTGAGGCTCTTGAAAACGCTAACAAGAGTCTGAAGGCTAAGCTTGAAGCTTCAGAAAACAAGGAGATTGATACATTCCTTGCGTCTGCTGTCAAGGAAGGCAAAATCAAAGATGAACAGAAAGAGACCTACAAGGCTCTGATGAAGAGTGACCGCAAGAACACCGAAGCTCTCATCAACAGCATCAAGCCCCAGAAGGCAGGATTGGTTACAGAGTTCATCAATCAGGGTTCACAGGCTCAGTTTGAGAACAAAGATTGGGACACATTGGATAA